CAACTAAAACTGGTGACTTCGTTTTACAAGTTGCTAACGCTAGTGACACGATGACTGGTAACGCAGTTATTGTTGACACGGATACTAACGATAATGCTGAAGGTTTTATGACTGCAGCTGCGTCTGACACTGTTACTTTAAACGGTAGCACGACTGGCGGACTAGCTGGAACAATCATAACTTGCAAAGCAATCGGTGCAAACAGATGGGGCGTACAAGTCAACTCTGGTGGTACTGGTGATGCAGCTACACCATTTAGTGCAGCAGTAAGTTAATAATTATGTGGGTGAGAAAGTTTGAGACTTTTTGATCTCAATACTCACCCACACCAATAAGGAGACGAAATATGAAGAGTGATGTAAAAGCAATAAGAGTTACAGGAACTGGTGCAGTCTTCGCAGGAAGAACAAGACTAAGAGGAATGATCTTAGCTTCTGATGGCGGCGGTGCTGGAACTATAATTTTACAAGACAACACTGATAGCACAACTTTATTTCAAGGAGACTGTCCAACAGGAGATGTTTTTGCGTTTAATATCCCTGAAGATGGAGTTGTTTTTCCAGGTGGAATGAAAGTTTCTACTATTACAAACATTGCAGCGGCGACGTTTTTGATAGACAAGTAGGAGGTTAGATGGCTAACACTACTTCGGGTACAACAACTTTTGATAAAACATTTGCTATCGACGAGATAATCGAAGAGGCATATGAGAGAATAGGTTTGCAAGGCGTTTCTGGTAATCAGTTACGACAAGCAAGAAGATCTCTTAATATTCTTTTTCAAGAGTGGGGTAATAGAGGACTTCACTATTGGCAGATAGGAAACAATTCAATTACATTAGTTAATAATCAAGCAGTTTACACTATGTTTAGAGCGACAGGTGATGGCACATCAGATGCTACAGCTGTATATGGTGTTGATGATGTATTAGAAGCTGTATACAGAAATTCATCAAATGTAGATACACCACTTACAAAAATTAATAGATCTACATATCAAGGTCTTTCAAATAAGACATCTACAGGCACACCTTCTCAATATTATGTTCAAAGATTTATAGATAAAGTTACAATTACTTTATACCTAACACCAGGGTCATCAGAAGCAGGTAATACAATTAATTATTATTTTGTAAAAAGAATACAAGACATTGGTGATTATACTAACGCAACAGATGTTCCATATAGATTTGTTCCTTGTATGGTATCTGGATTAGCTTTTTATTTATCTCAAAAATTTAAACCTGAATTATCACAACAAATGAAACTGTATTACGAAGATGAATTACAAAGAGCGTTAGCTGAAGATGGTTCTTCTTCAAGTTCTTACATAACCCCAAAGAATTATTACCCAAATGTCTAATTTTGCAAAAGGTAAACACGCTAAATTTATATCTGATAGATCAGGTATGGAGTTTCCGTATAAAGAAATGGTTAAAGAGTGGAATGGTTCTAGAGTACACATATCTGAGTTTGAACCTAAACAACCACAATTAGAACCAAGAGCACACGGAGCAGATCCTGAGGGTTTACAAAATGCAAAACCTGATAGAACAGAACCAGCAACAGATCGTTTATTACCTGGTAATCCGTTTAATATTACATCAGGAAGCACAACAATTACGGTAACGGAACCTAGTCATGGTAGATCTAGCTCAGATACCGTTGTTTTTAGAAATGTGGATGGATCACCTGGAGGTGTAGCATTTACAGTATTTGAAAATTCTTCAGGATTTAGTATAACAGTAACAGGAACAAATAATTATACGTTTACATTAGGATCAACTCCCACTGTAACGGAAAGAGCAGGAGGAATGTTTGTAACGGCAGGGCCGGTAACATTAACACCATAATGGCAGGAATTAGTTATACTACTTTAGTCACACAAATTAGAAACTACACAGAGGTGGATTCTAATGTTTTAACAACAGATATTTTAGAGAATATTATTTTAAACGCACAATATAGAATTATGCGTGATGTTCCTATCGATGCAGATAGAAGACAACAATCTGGTAATTTAGTACCAGGACAAGAAACTATAAACGCTCCAGGTGGGGCTTTATTTATTAGAGGCATACAGGTCTATGATTCAAGTGCTGTTTTAACAGGTAGTAATGTTTGGTTAGAAAAGAAAGATGTAACTTACTTACAAGAGTATCAACCTGTAACGGGGACGTCTGCAGCACAAGGTAGACCAAAATACTATGCTATGTTTGGTAATGCTACTGGAGATGGAGATACTAATTCAGGACGTATCTTTTTAGCCCCTACCCCTAATACAAACTATAAATTTAGAGTTCATTACAACAAGATGCCAGCCACTTTGGCCTCAGATAATACGAGTAATTATATTAGTCTAAACTTCCCAAATGGCTTATTATATTGCTGTCTAGCAGAGACTTATGCCTTTTTAAAAGGCCCAGCAGATATGTTGACATTATACGAGCAAAAGTATAAACAGGAAGTAGATAAGTTTGGTGTTGAGCAAATCGGCAGAAGAAGACGAGACGACTATACCGACGGCGCTGTTAGATTAACAATACCATCAACAACACCTTAAGGAGATAAGATATGGCAATAACATCGGCAATTTGTACAAGTTTTAAAGTAGAACTTTTAAAAGGTGTACATAATTTTACAGCAACAACTGGTGACACTTTTAAAATTGCTTTGTATGATAGCGACGCGACTCTCGGCGCAGGAACGACTGCATTCTCAACTTCAGAAGAAATTACAAATACATCAGGAACTGCTTACACATCTGGTGGTGCTACGTTAACAAGCGTAACCCCAGTTGCATCAAGCACAACTGCACTTTGTGATTTTTCAGATGTAAGTTTTTCATCCGCTACTTTTACAGCTAATGGTGCATTGATTTACAATTCATCTGAATCAAACGCGGCAGTAGCAGCTATAGCTTTTGGTTCTGACAAAACAGCGACTAACGGAACTTTTACAATTCAATTCCCAGCAGCAGACGCATCAAACGCTATCATTAGATTAGCATAGGAGGACCAAGATGTCGGTTCAATCAGGATGGGGTAGATTCACCTGGGGACAAGCATATTGGAATGAAGATGCTTTACTTGCAACTGGTTGGGGTGCAAAATCTTGGGGCGATAGTGGTTGGGGACAACTCGCTGACGAAACAATTACATTAACAGGAGTATCTGCAACTTTTAGTGTTGGTTCTTTAACATTAACAGGAACTGCTGATATTACGTTATCAGGAAATTCTTCTACAGCATCTGTTGGTTCTATTTCACCCGTAATACCTAAAACAGTCTCCGTTACTGGCATAGCAATTACATCGTCTTTAGGCACAGCAACACCAGATATTTCTGTAACACCAACAATAACAGGCCAATCTATTACTTCAGCAATTGGTGTAGTAGATCCTGCGGATCAATTTATGGGTTTAACAGGACAAGAAGTTACTGTTTCTCAAGGATCAGCAGTTGCACCAAACGAAGATGTATCTGTAACAGGACAATCAATAACTTCTACATTAGGAACACCTATATCTTTTGTTGGAACAGCTGTTTTCCCTTCTGGTTTTTCAATAACAACTTCACAAGGATCAGTTGTTGTGCCAAACGAGGATGTATCGGTAACAGGTTTACAATCAGAATTTAGTTTAGGTACAATATTAGGAACAGGTTCTGTGGCTATTACATTAACGGGTCAGGCAGCTACAGCTGCAGTAGGGGCTTTAGCACCAGCTGATGTTATGGGATTAACTGGTGTTTCTGCTACATCTTCTATAGGAAGCATAGATCCAAAAGATCAAGTTATGGGTCTAACAGGTCAGGCAGCTACAGCGAGTGTAGGAACACCATTTATTATTGCTTTAGCTAATATTGACACGGGTTCAAACACGTCGTATAGTGATGTTTCAACGGGTTCGAATACTTCTTATTCGGATGTTGCAACTGGCTCAAATACGAGCTATAACGATGTAACAGGAGAAGCAGCTTAATATGGCATCAACATATACACCACTGGGTATAGAAAAAATGGCTACTGGCGAAAATGCCGGTACATGGGGAACAAAGACTAATACCAACTTAGATATCATTGAACAGATAGCTGGTGGATTTATTCAAAAATCTATAGCTGGAGGTGCAACAACAACTGCTCTTGCAGTTAGTGATGGATCAACTGGTGCAGAACTTGCACACAGAATGATAGAATTTACAGGTACAATTACAGGTAATCAAATTGTTACAATTCCAAACGACGTTCAAAACTTTTACATTTTAAAAAATTCAACATC